GCAATAAACTTTTGCTTGTTCAGCTATTAATTTGTATTTTTCTTTATCTCTAGGCGGGTAGAAGATGTCTTCTTCTCCCCGGTGTTTGGGAGCGGCTCCAAAGCAACGAGCTTTAGACCACCATGGTGATTCTTCTTCATACATGTATTAGGCATCCTTTAGTCGGTCCCTCATCTCTAAGAAATCGTCTTCAAGAAGAATTACGTAATTCTCCCCGTCTAGATGAACACCCAAAACGGGCATACGTCCATCCATGATTGCCTCTCCAGTTATCTTCTTCAACACCTCCGACTTTACTGAGAAAGATTTTTTCCCAGTAAACTTGTGTTCAATCAAGAGGTCGCTTGACCGAACATCTCCCTTGTGAGACCAAAACGCTCCAGAAGCAGCCATTGTCTTACCACCAATTTTCTTAGCAAGGCGTTTTTCATGCTTCTGTGATTGCTTTTGTCCTTCAGTCTTCATCATCCGCCAGAATTGGTGCGGCATCTGATGAAAGAACTGCTTTCTGTATTTCTTCTTTAAGGTCAACTTCCTCACGAATACTTGCAATTACAGAGTCAATACCCTGCCACTTGCGTTCACCATGATAGAACCAACCACCTTTGCGTTCAATAACTCCCATAATTACACCAAGAGAAGCAATTTCTTTAGCAAAATCAAATTCTCCTGGAGAACAGGAACCACCTTCTGCAAAGTAGAAATCAAAATACGCAACACGTTGTGGTGGTGCGGTTTTATTTTTTAAAGTACGAACAACAATCTGTTGACCAACTCGGACTTTGTTTGTTCCAGTACCAACTTCAATCCATTCCTTACGACGTACTTCACAACGAGTAAAAAAGGCATAATTTTTTCCTTCTCCACCGGGAGTTGTGCGAGGGTCGCCATGTTGTACGCCAATTTTCATACGGTATTGATTAATAATCAACCCAAGTACTGGGCGCTCATCTTCAGTTAATGAACGCTTCATTGCGGTACCAACTACGCGGAAAAACTTATTAGTTAAAAGTGCTCCACGACCAACAGTCATTTCATTCATATCTTTTTCCATCTCCGGCATTGGAGACAGAGCTGGAAGTGAATCAATTACAATTGCATCTACAGACTTAGACTCAGCAAACTCAATAACTGCTTGATACGCTTCTTCCATAATTGAGGTTTCAATAACAATAACGCGAGACGTGTCTACTCCGCACATATGGGCATACTCTGGCACCCATTGTTCGGCTGCTACCCACACGGTGGTGTAGTCAGGGTTTAGCCCTTGATTTGCTGCAATAGTCTTAAGAGCGAGAGCTGTTTTGCCGTGCGACGGTTCCCCAATAAGTTCATTCCATTGGTTACCCGGGAAACCACCGCCCAAAACGTAATCCAAAGTAGTGCTGCCACTAGTAATACGGGGGATAATATCGCTACGAATATCGGACGCCATAACAACAACGTCGCTTTTAAACTTCTTATTAAGTTGCGCAATAAGTTTCCGTGCATCAGCATTTATCATCTCTTACTTCCATCCGAGTTGTATCCATCTGGCATTGGGTTAAAATTATTTCGTACGTCATTTCCTATTGCGCCTTTTGCAGCACCTTCTACTTTTGCTCCAGTTAACGCTCCGTATCTGGAACCTGATTGACTGATTGGGTAACCACAGTCATAGCAACGTGGGGCTGCATTCTGTACTGCTAAGTAATTGTTTCCAGAACACTCTGGACAACGAGCTGTTTGAGATGCGCTCTGTGCAGTTGTTTGAGTTACCTGGGGTTGTGGTGGGACAAATTGTGTCATAGGTTTTTGCGTTTGCGGCATAGGGTTATTTGCGGGACGTTGTACCGGCGCCTGTGGTTGTGTGCCCAGTTGTTTTGACCACCAGTCTGCATTACTCATTTAGCTTCTCCCCACTTGTCTACAATTTTTACGTCAGCAATAAGTGGAACAGTAATCTCTGGCAATTTAATGTTTTCCATAGACTCCCGAATCGCTTCAGCTGTTTCTTCTACTAGGTCTTCACGGGCAACAGTAACGAGTTCATCGTGCACAGTCAATAGGACATTCACATTTGGCTCATCCACAAAACAAGAATGGGCTCTTACAATAGCTAATTTCATAATATCTGCTGCAGAGCCTTGAATAACGGTGTTAAAAGCTTGACGGTCTGCTCTGCTTTTTAACCCTCGTTCAGAACTTTTTAAATCTGGGATATACCTACGACGACCAAACAATGTTTCTACATATGGGGTTGGCCCACGTTGAGAGGCCAAACGAATAACCTTTGCTCTGTACTTATCAATGTCACTAAATCGTTTAGTAAAATCATTTAAAAGTTTCTTTGCTGCTTCTACAGATAGGCCTAGAGAAGAAGCAATCTTGTCGGGACCTACGCCGTAAGTCATTGCTAAAACCAATACCTTACCTGCTTTACGGTCTAACCCAACAGTGTCACCAATCGTTGTGTAGATATCTTTACCATTTAAATAGTTGTCCATCATAATTGGGTCGTTAGAAAACGAAGCAACAATGCGTGGCTCAATTTGCGAGTAATCTGCTACAACCAATTTGTAACCTGGTGGAGCAACAAAAAGATTACGAATCAACTTACCGTACTTACCACTGCTTGGGATGTTTTGTAAGTTTGGGTCACTACTAGAAAAACGACCCGTCTCTGCTCCATGAGATTTAAAACTTGTGTGTACTTTGCCTTCAATCATTAAAGACTTCTTTTCAATAATGCGCGATTTCCCAAGGCTAGTACGGGTAATTTCGCCACCTAAATAAGGCATTACATATGTTGTCATAAGTTTATTTAAATCTTGGTAATCTAAAATTGCGTCCACTAGTTCGTCTTTAGACCGGTAAAACTCCAGTGCGTCTGACGATACAGAGTATTGGTTAATAGTTGGTGTTTGATTTGCAGCCAACATATCTTGGCCTTTACTTGTTAAAGCAATCTTTACTTTAAGATTTGGTTTAATTCCGCGTCCTTCTGGTTTAGGAGAAAACAAAATCTGTTGTTTTTCTTGTACTGAGTTCATAGAAAAAGCTTTTCCTGCCAATTTCCATGCCCTAGCTTTAGCGTCATCAATGTCTATCTCTAATTTTTTCTGTAAACTTTCAAGCTCTTTTACATCAACCGTTGCACCAGCTAACTCCATATCACACAAAGCGCCAACAACATCCATCTCTAAACCCCATACACGAGCAAGACTTCCCGTTAATCGGGGCTCTAACTCTTTGTACAACTTCCAAGTTACTTCAGAGTCAAACCCTGAGTAATAAGCAACTTCGGAAAAAGAATGGACTTCAACCATTGCTCCAATACCTTTTTCAACTTTAATCTTTAAATATTTTTCAGAGCAATCTTTTAATCCTAACTTTCCACGATTACGGTTATCTAAAATAAATGCAGCCATCAAAGTATCAAAGAAAGGTTTTTTAGGAACAACACCTCTGTAATATTTGGCAATTGATTTTAAATCAAACTTAACGTTGTGCCCAACTTTTAACTGGTCACTAAAGAACAAAGGTTTAAGTGCTTTGAATACGTCGCCTGGAAGCAACTGAACAGGAGGTGCATCAAATACTGGGTTCCACTTTGCTTGGTTTTTTGAGTAATCAGTTTCTTTTACTTCTTTACCTGCAGCAACTTTCTTTTGCCCACTTAACAAAAGCTCTTTATCCCAATGCAAAAACTCACCATTTGGGTGTCCCATAGGTATGACGTCTGTCCTGTTATCTGTAGCAAAAGAAATCCAAAGTACGTCATTAACAACTGGTTGGATTCTGTTTTCCCCAACGGTTTCAACGTCAAATGCAAAACCCTCTACCTTGGAATAAAACTCAACAAGGTCTTGTAACTGTTCTTTTGTTGTAATTATGTTCATTTTAATCCCCTCTAGAAAATGTAATGGGGAGCCTGAAAACGGAAGACAGGCCCCCCACTACGGTGGAAGCTTTACGCTATTGAACGAGCAATTTCAAGAAGTTCGGAGCGAGGGGTCTCACGTACTACTTCATCCGCTGTGAAGGGAACAGCGGCTGCAATTTGTTCAGTAACGTTGTCCAAAGACAACTTCCACTCCTCAGCAAGGTCACGACCACGTACATAGTTGAGGGTGTACTGCGTCGTTGGTCCTGTACCCATGCGAGAAATTTCCCAGAACTCACGGTCAAGTGGGCCCTTGCGCTCATCATCATGAGCTTTTTTGATTTGACGAGCAAGTGAAGGTGGTGCAGTCAAAACTTGTACGCCAACGGTATCGCCAACAAGCACAAGAATGTTGAATGCAAACTTTCCGCGAGGCTTGTCGCCAAGTACTTCGCAGAGTGGGCAACTATCACCGAGACATACAAAAGACTTCTTACCCTTTGGGCGTTCAATCCAATGTTGTTCGTAAGTTGCAAATGGACGGTCTTGCAAGAACTTAATGAGTTGTGGCTCATCAGCAAAGCGGAAGTCTGTTGGAAACTCAGAGTTGTTTGCTGTGAGCAAAGCTTCTACTGCATCCCAACCTTCTTGCACTGTTGTTCCAACTTTAGGTTGGAGGTCTTCGCTGTCTTCAGCGAGATATGTGTCAGCATCAACTGACGGTTTTGTGATTGTCATTTGGTTCCTTAGGTAATGAGGCCTAACGGCTCTCTGTGGATGTAATGCCTTTCCAGCGGCTTATCAATGCCTCTGTAAGGTCTTCGTGTCGGCCCCACTCTACACGAGCAGTGCCTAATAAGCCTCGTTTGGCGAATTCGTCAATCGTTGCTTCAATTAAAGAGCGAGTGTACACACGATTACCACCAGTTTTTTTCCCACCAAGGGTCTTGGCACGAAGTCTGTATGGCGCCCTAGGTATGTACCCTTTACGCTCCCATGAACGGACAGAAACAATAGATTTTTCTAACGCTTGCGCTAACGCACCGATAGTAAATACTTCTGTTTCTACTCCGCCTAGTCGTTTAACGATTGGGTTTGAATCCCAACCATTGGTTTCCCCCGCCTTACGGCGAGAAACTTTTGGGTCTGGTTCTCTGCGTTTCTTTTTAGAACCAGGGATAAACTCTAAATCAGAAAATGCTTTCTCAATCTCGTCATCACTACGTAGCCCAGCCATAAGTTACTTCTTTAGGACAAGCGCCCAAGTAACTGAAGATGGATACATTTCATCAACTTCTGCTTCTGTTAACTCGTCGTTATACAGCGCAGCCATCAAAGCATCTTCATCAACAACGCGAATTGTTTTGTATAAAGTATCTTCCATTGCTTTTTCAGTAATGATTTCTTCTGCTCGGAACTCGTCAATTTTACGAGACACACGGCGTTGCTTAACTACAGCACTGTAACCATCTACTTCTTCTGGAAGTTCAAGAACAATGTTGCCCTTGTCATCTTCTTCGCCCTCAACATCAAGAACCTCAAATAGTTCTAAACGAAGAGCTTTTTGTTCTTTTTCCAAGTAATCAAGTTGCGATTTCAAGAAAGAATACTTCTTTGCGCGAGCAATCAAGTCTGTTTCATCTACATTGCGTGTGTCTTCTGGCTTTATTTTTGCCATGTTATGCCCCCTTCAGGAAGTTAAGAAGACTTCCTATTGTTAAGTCTACACCACCCTTAGTATTTATGCCTTCACCGTCCATTACTGCATCTGCAATGGCGTTTTTTTGCATTAACATTTGGTGTTGTCTTTCTTCTATGGAGTCTAGCACGAGGAAGTCTTGAATCACAACATGGCTCCACGTACTGGATGCGCGGCGGATACGGGAATTGCGTTGGACCGCTGTTCCAGAAGACCAAGGCAAATCAAAGTTAACTAACATGTTAGCTTGAGGAAGGTCTACTCCGTAGCCGCCTGCGTCTGAAGAGACCAGGACTCTAACTTCTTTTGTGGTTTGAAAAGAAGTTTTAGATTCTTCTTTTTCTTTTGCGTTTAGCAGTCCGGAGTAGAGAGTGCTAACAATCTTCTTTTTAGCCAGAGCTTCTTGAATAAGGGGAAGCATCCCTAAATAACAAGTAAAGATAACAACTTTGTGGTCTTCGTTAGCCTCTAAATGTTCAACCACATAACTAATTACCGCGTCTAATTTCGGAGATTTCTTCGCTTTGTCCAAGAGTCCAGAGTCTTCCAACCCAGCAACGTAAGCACTGCCCCCACGAGAACCTTCAAGGTTAACTTCTTCGCCATTTATTTCCTGCCATCCGTTGTGAAACTTAGTTGAACTTTCAACTAAAAGTTGAGGTGAGTCGCATAACATCCTTAAAGAAGTTATCTTAGACATTATAGAGCCCCTAAGCTTATCAGCTGGGCTATTGGGTTGGTATCCGTGCCCATAGTGTGCGTCTAACGAAAAAGACCTTCCCATAAGCTCTTGAGCTTCCAATAATTCGTTTACTAAATCAGAGGCAATCTTCTTATAGAGCTCTTTACCTGGCTTATCTAAAGGGATTAAGAAAGGCTCTAAGTGGATTGTCTCTGGAAGGTAAGGGGACACATCTGGGTCTTTCTGTGTTTTGCGTACAGCAACTTGTTTCATTTTCTCATGGAAAATATGAAGGTTGCGATAGCGTTGAACCCCGCCAAAATGATTTCGTACAATAAACGTTTGGTCAAACAAATCAAACCGGCCCAAAAGATTAGGGTCAACAAACTGCATAATTGAATACAGCTCTTCTGGTCGCCCATTCTCAATAGGTGTGCCGGTTAATGCATACCTCACCTTAACGTCTTTAGCTAACTTCTTTACATACTTAGAACGTTGAGATTTAAATCCTTTAATGGCAGTTGCTTCATCGCAGACCACAGCACCCCAGTCATAATCGCAAATCCAATCCCAATCATTAACAATAGATTCATAATTACAAATGACATAAGAGTTGTTTTCATCCCAAGCTCGTGACCATTCAAACCCACGCATCCAACCAAGTTCTCGTTGGCTTTTGCTGCCGTCAATAACCTGCGTCTGTGCATCAGAGAACTTATGTATTTCTTTTTCCCACTGATACTTCAAGCTAGACAACGCAATAATTAAAATAGGTTTTTCAATTAGTTTGTTTTCTTTTAGTTGCTCTAAAGCTGCAATAGTCATAGGGGTTTTACCTAAACCCATTTCATAAGCAACCAGCATTTTTTTACGGTCTACCATTTTGGCAACCGCTTCTACTTGGTATGGTTTTAACTCACCCTTGAACATCTGGGTCATCCACTGGGCAGGGAACGGTTAGTAAAGTTCCACAGTCGTCACACTCTCCATCAACAAACCACATGGCAATATCATAGTCTTCAAACATTGCTTTTATCTTAAAGACTAAATGACCACACATAGGACAGGCATGTGTTGGTAACCCACGAGCATCTAATGCCATACGTAAGCTGCTTTGCCATAAATCATGTCACGAGCAGTGTCTATTCCTCGTTTAATTTCTTTCTCTGTCATATCACCTGGGTCTTTAACATCTATTCCAGTGTAATTGAAATATGACAGTTCCATCCCGTACTTCCTAGCGAATCCACGCATCAACTCATTGGCGTGCATTCCTGCATCATCTTTGTCAAACGCAGCAATAACTTTCTTAGCTCTACGCATAATCTTTGCCTGCTCTTCACTGACCATGGCTCCATAAGTAGAGATGGCTCCTTCAACTCCGGCACTTGCCAAACGAGCAACATCCAATGGTGACTCAACAACTACAAGAGTCTCTGTAGACATTACCTCAACACCAAAGACAGTTTTAGACTTCTTAACTCCCTGTGGTTGATTACGAAAAAACCGACCACGTGCACCCTTTTCTTGCCAACCCCATAAGGTGTACTCATTAGGTTCACGAATTGGCACAATCCAAGCTTCGTGTTTTGGGTCCCATAAAACACCGTGGTGTTTAGCAGCAGCAGAAGTAATGAACCGTTTGCGCAACTCATTTTCTGGTGGGTCAACAAACACTGCAAGTCGGGCTTCAGACATTGCAAGTGGTTCTTCTGCTGTAGAAATGTACTGTGGTAATTCTCGGATTCGCTTTAACAAAGTATCTACATCTGCCTCTTGGCTAGAGTCAACATAGTCTTTGGCATCAAAGTAATCCATGCCCTTTAAGTCAGCAACTAGTGTGTAAATGTTTCCTTTGTATCCACAAGAAAAACAAAAATGAGCACCAGTTATAGAGTTAATCCACCAATCTGGATGCATATCTTCTCTACCTGTGCGAGCTTTGTGCATAGGGCACAAGCCCTGCACTTCATCTCCACGTTGAGCTGTAAGAGTTACATCTAGATTTAAGAGTACTTTTTCAATATCAACCATTTGTGTTCCAGTTAGAGCAGTATGGACACTTCATCATCTCAGCTTCATCGTGGAAGCAACCTGTTTCCCATTTCCAAGTAAGTGATGTTTCTTTTGGTGGGCAGTTACGAGACGCAACAACCTTAAGTAAACGAATTGAATCATCTTCTTCTACAGGCTCTAATCCCAAAATAACATCTGAGTCTTGGAAGAAGGAAGAAGAGTAACCAATAGAGTCTGCAGTCACTTTACCCGCACGCATCTTCCAAAGCAGAGTCTGTGTTGTAATAACAATTGGTTTATCTACTTTTTGAGCAAGTCTTTTTAAAGCACGAGTAATGTTTGTGATTGCCTGTGGGGTGTTCATTTCCCCAGTCAAATCGTCAAGCATTAGGTACACACCATCTACAAACACGATGTCTGGCTTTAGCTGCTCAATCTTTGCTGATAAAGCAGAGACAGTAATTCCATTAACAGCATCTACCAAATGGAACGGGTGCTCTGTTTCCATTTTGTTAAGCATGTCAATATAGCGATTCTCTTCTTCTGGTAATAGCTTTCCTCGTCTTAATCTTCCGTGGTCAATGTGTGAACGCATAGCGTCGTGACGTTGTTGCTGTTCGTGGTTATTCATTTCAAACGACTGGAACATTGGGGTTTTACCAAGGCTGTGAACATTGATAGCAATCTGCAATGCAACCTGGGACTTACCTGTCTTAGGTGGGGCAATAATCGTTACTAACTGTCCACCTTGCAAACCTGCTGTAGCTTCGTCAATGTCTTTGAAACCAGTTGGAATACCCAAGAACTCTTTATTTTGTATTGCTTGATATTCTTTATATCGCTCTTCGGTGTTCTTTGTAAGGTCAACCTCATGAGTTCCCAGTACTCCTTGTTCGTTAACTTTGGAGACTGTTTGCTCCATTGCGCGAAGTGCAGACTCATGGTCGTTATCTTGTAATTGCTCAACCGCATTTTCTAATCCCTGTCGTGTAAGTAAACGGCGACGAAAATCCACCATTGTGTCCAGCAAATAGTCCATGCTGTCTTCAACATTAAGAACCTTGTAATTTGGATAATGGTCTAAAACAGTTGTTGCTGTAGGCACTTCGCTGTATTCGCTGTAGTGCTTACGTACAAACGACCACACTTTTCGGTTGTCGTCATCTAAGAACCAGACGTCAGTGATTCCACGTTGAAGTACAGAGGTAATCTCGCGTTCTTTGATTACCTTACTGACTAATCTGTGTTCGTTATCTGCTGCCATTTACTTCCACCGTTCTCCGCATTCTTGACACTGTAAATATGAGTTTCCGTTTACATAAATTCGCTCAACAGAATGAGCATGACACATCGGACAATTGGTGTTTGCAACACTGAACATAACGCCCTCCCTCAAGGACTAGATATTGCCTAGCTGTACTCCTGCCGAACCATACATTGCGACTCTGCCTGGTACATCTATGACTGCCCTTAGATTAGCACGATAAGGCAGCCCACCCACAATCTCATGCGGGCTCTCGTATAACTGCCAATAGTTAAACGGGTTTACGGCTCTACGCTCAAGTTTTTCAAAAGCTTTTTCAAGAAGTTCTTCTGTCCATCCCTCGTCTTCAAAACCAGCTAGCTCTAAAGAAATCCCATAGTTGTTTGCCATCATCCACAGCTTGTTAGCTACAAGTAAATCAATATTACCTATTCGTGTAATCTTCTTTTTGGACAAAAGACGTTTCTCTTCTTCTGTTTCTAAGCTCAAAAGAAGTGTAGCTGTAACGATTACCTGTGGCGAGGAGACGTTTGAAATGTCTCCGCCTTTCATAAAACTTCTATCGTGGCGTAGTTAACTACGAAGTCGCGGAACTTATCTGGGGTTTCGCTGGCTTCAATTGCCCATTCTTCTGGGACTCCCACTGGGACGCTAATGGAGTAATGACCAGTCATTTTTATTTTGCGGTCTACAAAGGAAGTGTGTTTACAGTTAGCTTTTTTTGTAAAAACTGGGCAAGTGCAACGGGTCAACTTGGTCTCTGTGTCTAATTGAACTTCAAAAATCCCAATGCCTTGTGCAGAAATAAATTGCTGAACTGTCATCCATTCAGTCACTTCAGGTCCTTTCATTGGGCGCCTCTTAGGTCTGAACCTAGTATAGGAACTCTAATGAATGCTTCGTTAGCGAAACTCGCCATAGCTTCACTGTAATGTGCTTCCCAGTTCTCTAAACGCACATTTGTAGTGACAATCGTAGGTAATCCTTTGTCGTAACGTAAACGAAGAATCTCATCAAAAGAAGTATCGTCATACTTAGAACCGTATTCTTTACCTAAATCATCCAAAATAAGTAAACGAACATTTAACCAATCAAAACGGCAACGACCATGGAAACCATCTAACTCGTAGACCATCTCCCGTTTGTCAGTTCCTTCCATATCAAAAGTTGATTTTTTTCTAGCAAGAAACTCGGGATAAGTCATGTAATAGATTGGGCGAAATCCCAACCCAAACTCTGCTTGTTTAACGTGCATAACCGTGGCTGCTTTAACTACGTCCTCTGGAAGGTTACGTATAACCTCCATGGCAGCAACAACGGCGTGGGTTGTCTTTCCCAGTCCCGGACCCCCATCAAAGACAAGCCCTACGCCGTTGGTGCCAATATTGCCAATACTTTGAATTACGTGGCCTTCTGAAACATCATCTAACCAATTAGAAATCTCGTCTGGAAAAGAACCGACTTTAGTAACGATGTCTTGTGGTTCTAAACCTATAAATCTTCTTGGGATATTTGAAGTACGTAATAACCAATGCTTTTTTAACGGTGACAGAGTATTTATGTCATACATTTTTTTCCCCCTCTTCTAATGTTTCAATCAAATCTTTTAGCTTCTCTTCATCCGTTACTTTAAACCGCGCTTCTAGATTTTCATCGTACTCAACTGAAACAAGCCCTAACTCATATAATTGCATTAGGGCTTGTTCTAGTTCGTCGTCAGTCAATTACTTTGCTTCGTTTTCCTTAAGCCATGCAGCAAATGCAATCTGTGTTTCTTCTTCTGGTACTGAGTTTTCTTCTAAATACTCTAGAAAATCAACGTCCAGCATTAGGTTATCTGTGCTCATGCTTTGAACTCCAATACTCCAACAAAAGCTGTTGGCTTTTCTGTAGTTTTATCAATTTTAGTTGGTTCCATCTTGACGCTCTTGCGAGGTGTCATAGCTAGTACCTGTGACTTAATCCAACGCTTACCTGCTGATGCATTTTTCCAAGCTGCTTCTGCACTTACAGCATCTGCTGGTTGCATTGAGTTTGGGTTGTCGCTATCAACTGCTGGAGTAAGAAGGCTGACGTTTGCCAACCATGCGCCACCTTGTTCGGTGTTTAGTGTAAGTGTTGCTGTGAACTTCTTTGTTACTTTTTTTGCCACTTTTTAAATCCTCCTAGGATTAGATTTGTTCCAGTAAGTGTGCCGATGATTACAAGTGCATATCCAACAACTTGTTTCATTTCGCCTCCTTCAATCGTTTTTCATGACGCTCTAGTTGTGCACGACCAGAGAGTGAATTCTGGAAGGTACGACCATCACTTGCCACGAGCTTATCAGAAGCCGGTGTTGTTTCCATCTTAGCGGTCACCTTGTTGAGGCCCAAATTCTCACGAGCCTGGTTCATCTTGGTGCCAAAGGAGGCAAGGTACTTCTTGTAAAGAAGCGGAGCCTCATCTCCAATATCTTTAAAGTTTCTGTTGTCGCCCATAAACAAGCGCAACAGTTCAAGCTCTATAAGCGGGGTTGTTTCGTACTGTGTTCTGAATTTTCTAAGGGCGCCCGATAATTGTTTAACAGATACAGTTCCTGGAAGTAACGGGTATTTGCGGCCCACTTGGTAGCTAAACTCTGCAGCAACGTCCATTGCTGTCCACTCATGCTCGGGTCGCTTACCTCTGGTTTTTGGGTCGGACTTTCTGATTTTAGGCTGCGGCTCATCCTTGGGTTCAACGAGCCCAAAGCCTGCCAGATTGTCTCCATCATCTTCCCATTTTCTCATAGGAACCTTAATCTCCTTTGTGAAACCTTTGGTTTCAGATTCTTTTAATTTATAACTAGCTTGGCTATTAGGTACTAATGGCTTATAGCTAGGATGGCTAATACGACTATAGGTTATGTAGTCAGGTGAGGTGCGGTAATTTTTTACCGGCTCGTTATCCACAAGGCGGTAATTTTTTACCAGTATAATCTTTTTTCCCTGGTAACCGTTTGCCCGTTTAGTTGCTTCTGTGGCTATTAAGCCAGCTGCCTCTAAACCCTTGAGGGCGCTACGGACCGTCTTGTCGCTTCGTTTGCCACTCTCTGCACAAAGCTCAGCTGCTGAGGCCTGTACGAGCCCTCCAGGGCCCGCTAAACGGCATAATATGGCTAACAGTCGGAACTGGAAATCGGTAATGTTGGCTGTATAGGCCTCAGGTGGCAGCATGAGCTATTCGTCCAAATCATCAAATGGTTTAATATCTTTTCTAGGGTTCTTTAACAAGGTCTCTAGTACCGCTTCTCCCAACGAGTCCATAACCGTCGTGGCTATATAGGCCGCAAACATATCAACAAGCACCCCAACCGTTTTGTGAATGGCATCGTGCAAGTCGTCAGGGTTCATGCTCAGAAACGGGTCATCTTCCATCTCCACTCGGTCTAACCCTTCCGTTATGTCCCAGACATCTAAAGCAAAATCTTCAAGGGTATGAAGAATCAAGTGGTCGTTTAGGCTATCAGTCCAAACAATGCCAACAGCCGATGTTGGGTCAAGTTGACGCAAAACTTCCTTGATGGGGTCATCGCATATGACTATGTCGTCCGCTTGCTTTAGCAGATGGTCTAACCCTGCAGCGTTCTTAAAGTACGCAGTTACTTTAACTTTGTTCTCTAAACATTTTCGGATTACCGATTGAGAAAACTCATCTTGGTTTATTTTGACGGGAAAAAGAACCTCGGGAGACTCCTCCGAATACTTTGTAATTATCTCGTCAATACCTTGAGATACATCAATATTTTCATCTGAGAAGATAGCTATCTTCATTAGAGTTTTGGAAGATTTCGTCTAGGAGTATTGATAATAACTGGTTTATTAACCAGTTTGTTTAATAACAAAACAACAAAAGCACTTGCCGGAACAGATACAAAGAAAATTCTGTCAATTTGATACATACAGATTAATGCGCCAAAACTTAACGGCAATGCTAATACGGAATAAATTCTTTCTTTATCAAAGAACCAGACCAATGCAAGAGAAAAGAATTCAATTGCGAATGTGACTGCTATTCCGGAAAGTAGTACAGATATTATTAGGTCAACCATGAGACCATCTTACATATCTAGGTTGTGATATTCCAATCCAGCCGGAGTAGAGATTCTCCACCAGGCGTTCATAGGCATCCAATTAGGAAGGGTTTGAGCCAACCTTAATATTTTGGTTTCTTTACCTGGATAGTATAAGCTATTAGAAGAGTGAGCAGCGCCCTCCCAAATAACTCCTACAGAAGAAGGCATTGAACCGTCAAAGTAATCTGTTGGAACAATAGTATTTTGAGCTTGAACCATATCAATATAAAATACATCTCCTACATTTGATGTGCCACTAAATTTAACGTGTGCATGGTCTACGTATACTTCAGAGTCCGTAAGACCGCCTACATACTGTCGCATCCAAGATGCTCCCATTTCGTGTTCTTTTACAAATGAATACAGAAAATTTCCATCAACATCATACAACTCAATTGTCATTGTCATAGAAGTCATGTCTTCTGAATAGCTATACATAGAGACATTAAAGTAAGTTCCTCTTGCTACTGGAATTAAAGAAGTGTTAGACAGTTCCCATGTAGTTCCTGTTGCCGTAAATTTACCGCTGTTACTTCTTGGGAATCCTTCTTTTGCTAAATGGTCTGTGTCTTGAGCAAATGTTAACCCTGTGTATTCCCAAGTAGCGTCATCTACTTCAAAAGAAGGATTTTGAATAAAGTTAGTTTTTGATGGACGCAAAATAATGTTGGTTAATCTTGCTTCATCATATGTAGCCACATCACCTGTTTGTAATGAAACCATATCAATGTAGTAAATCCCGGCAGCAGACCAGGCTAATTTTAATCCAGCATAATTTGCTGCCCCTATATTTGCTGTGCTTGCAGTAACCGTTTGAGTAACTGTCTTCCAGGAATTTATAGCAGTAAATGCTGAACCTGTAACTGTGTATGTTTGAGCTCCCGTTTTGTCAAAAAAAGCAACAGTTGGAGTTACTGAGCCTGCACTTGTTGGTGATTTTACCTGCAAAGAGTATGTGTAGTTGTTTCCTGCAGTTATTGGAATTCCTAACCCTAATGGGTTGTCATAGCCTAAAGTAATATTTCCAGCAGCAGAAGCATCAATTTTTAATGTGTAAACTTGGTCAACGCAATTGTCTACAGTTATATTTGGTTGCAAAGTGTTCGTGTAAGTAATTGTTGCATTTGTTGTTCTCCAGTTACCCGTTGATTTATAAAAGGTAGAGTCTTGAACAGAAAGCAACAGATTTGGAGAAACAATTACATTGGTTAGAAACCCAGTTAAAGCTTGAGAGTAATTTTTTATTCCTAAAGCAGTTCCCTTTTTAGAGTACAAACGTATAGCTTCTCTTATAAGTCTGCGTTGGTTAATTATGGGAAGGTTTGACTCTGGCTCCATTCCTACGCTAAAAAATTCAGCTGGAATAGTTAAGTAGTTTGCTGGGTCTATGTTATGGAAAGGGCGCAACAAACTAATTTGAGTTAATAATTGTTCGTATGTAAACGCCATTCCATCTAAAAATTGATAAATTTGTGTTTTATCTTCTTTTGCATCTGTTTTTTGGTTTACTACCCCAAATGGACTTAAAACATCGCTTACCAAAGTTCTTGGCAAAAGGTTTATAAGTCGTGCTGTTACATCCGTATCTACTGGAACAACGTCATATACTTCCCCTGCTTTAACCCATAGACCCTGTGAGTTGTACAAGAACACCCTGTAGTAAATGTTATGCCCAGGGGTTATGGGTATGTAGTTTTCATTTGAAGCATTTTCTTCGCCATCTAACAGGATTGTTTTACTTAAAGTTCCAGCAAGGTTAGAACCATCCGTGCTGGTAATTTCATAAGCAATTACGCCATCTTCGGCTGTTTCTGGAAAACCATTTTGATTTCTAACAATTCTAAATCTACTAAACTCTCCAATAGGGTTGTACCAAGAAACGTAAACTTCATTAAAGTTTATAACTTCTATAGACACTGGCTCTACAGAGTATGCAAGCTTAGGGGTGTCACCGTATCTGGCGCCCCCATAAATTACATTGCCGTACTTTGACACGAATTATGCTCCAATAAGTAAGAGTGGGTTAAATGTTTCTCCTGAGGGGGCAGCTGCCCATGAAAAATCGTAATTTGTACTAGAGTTTTTAACTAAAATTTGGTTTACTGTTCCACCCGTAGGGATAATAGCGGAGTAAACAGTTGCAAGACCATATTCAATATTGTTAATTCTATCTTTTACAGTATTCCATGTGTAGCTAATAGATGGTTGTGTAAAGCTTCCTACCCATCCTGAGCTTAATTTTGGACTAACGCCAACAACGGCCTCTAAAGAAGCAACCTCTGCACGCAAGGTATTGATGTGTGTTGCAAGTACTGTGTCAGAAAAATCAACAACATCAGTTCCAAAAGAGATTAATGCGGTTGGGTACGTCGGGGAAATGTTTGCCACTGTATTATCCTTTCAAAACTTATGCGGTCTATTTTCTCTGGTTTAAAGGTTAATTACTGCTTAAACTGCGTGTGTATGCCCAATGCTTGCTTTTGTGACAATTTGGGCTTCTAAAGAAGCTATACGGGACTCGTGGTTTTTTATTTTGTTTGCCATAGCAAGCAACGTAGCTAGTAAATCAATGTCTTGTGTTCCATCTTGATTGGTATTAACAATGATTTGGTCTGTTAGGCCAGATAAAGACACAGTATTTAACAGTGGCTTAATTAAAACCTTTTTGCTTGAAGCTTGCCATTTTCCAAACGACCCAACCCAAACAGGGTGGCTTGGGTCTCCCGCTTGAAACATGACCCATACTCCTTGACCAATAGCTGGAGCTGGAAGGTTTAAACCTGATGAGCTTATGGGTTGAATCCAATCAGTACTTAAAGGCTTTTGTGTTGACCCTAAAGGAGTATTAAAAAATTGCAAACTTACTTTTATTCGGTTTTGATTTTGTGGGTCATTGATATCTACAACTGTTGCTTTGTATACACCATTTAACGTTTTTACCTTATCGGTCATTACAACGACCCAAGACTTATGTTGCCTTCTTGAAGGCGGAATAATTCTCCAGCGCCCCCAGTAAGGGTTACTGTACCAGAGCCACCTTGACGATGAAGCACTGTTACTTTTGCAACTTTTACGGATGTTAACCCATTTAATGTATACTCAATGTCTTGTTGATGGATTTCTTGCGCAAAACTTGTATTGGTATATCCGTAATAATCAAGTAGTGCAGCTTTTATTTCAGCTTCAACTTCTAAGTGAGTGTATTGAGGTCTTGCTTGGTATTGAACACCAAGAATGATGTCAACGTAAGTGGGTGGTTGTATTGTAAGAGAAGTACCAATTAAAAGATTTGGAGTTAAGTAAGTGGTAACAGCTGTTGATAAGTTTGCAAAATCGGCAGTTGTTGCACCATCTTGGTCATATCCTGGTGCTACTTCATTTGTAACAGACGGTTTTGGTGCAACGTAAAGAGTTACAGAAGTCCAACTACCTCCTGAAACAGCGTTAGCTTTTCCTGCTCCAGCACCTATTGCAAGACTAGCAAAGTCTGTCAAAGTTACAGCTCGGCTATTTGCTCTTAAATATAGCGGAGCTAAATAACGTACTAACTCAATACTGTCAGGGTCATAACCACCGTTTGCTGTTTTTTCATTTAATACAGATATGTTTGTAACAAATGCGGCGTATTGGTTTGTGTTTAATCCGGGTACATATTCAATGTTTGTAATTATTCCACTGTTAATGTTTCCTGCAGCTCCTCCACCAACAATGTATTGCGCTCTAATTTCTTTAAGGTTTATGGGAATTAAACCGGAAATACCATTACCAAATTGAATATAAGTATTGTTGTCAGAATCAGTAAACGTAGAAAAAACTTGGTCGCTAAAACCGCTGTCTAAAACGTGGTCAACTTCTTTCCATTTGGAATACGATGTTCCATCTTTAACGTAAACAGTAATTGATTTACTAACTACTGGAGTTTCTCCAAGTGCAAATACTTGATTAGGGCTTCCATCAGAAGAACCAAGATACTCACCATAAGAATTTGCAGAGGTTGAGACTAATGAAACAGACTGGCCTTGTGTAGCTGTTACATAAACATAGTTGTTTGCAAGCGCTACACTGCTAGTTGATGTTGTAAAGTAAATTTGTTGAACAACATCGTTGTTTGAACCTGTCACAATATCTCCGTACACAACCGTTCCTGCCGGAATTGTAATGTTGCTACTAGATGAATTTGTAAATTTTAAACTTACTGTTGCAGCTTTGTGCCCAGATGGGGTATACCCGTAAGTTCTTGCTAAGTTAAACACGCTGTCTCTTTGCGTTGCAGTAGACAAAAATGCTTCATTAGCTAATCTATCAATATAAAAAGACATTAAATCGCCCATATAAGAAAAAGCTTCTATTAAAGCAAGGCCAAAGTCAGCAGGATTAGTAGCTGTCCAAGCAGGAAGTCGGTCTTGAACACGGGCAATCATTTCGTCACGAATTGAGTAGTAGTCGCGGCTTGTGTAGTCAACTGATATTGGAGTAAAGGATGGGGGTGTTATTGTCATAGGTTCTCCTGGTTTGCTGGGTTAGTTCCATCAACAGTAATTAATGCAATAGTTGTGCTTGCTATTTTTTCATCAGGCAAACTGTACAAAACACTAACATTCATAGAGTCTGAGTACTCATCGTATACAATATCTACAGATTGTAAAGTTAAGGACGGAAGTTGCGTTGCAAACGTGGTCCTTACTTCTACTTCTAACATAGTTGTTGCATGGTCAACTGTTTCCATAAAAACAGAAGGAACTAAACCGCCAAAAGTTGGCCTCATTATGCGTTCATTAAAGTTTGTTCCAAGTACAGAACGAACTCGGTCAGACCAAATCTTATCTTGAGTCGTAGCAGCGGTGACTGCGCCATAAGCATCTATAGAAAAAGGTAAAGAAATAGCTGTTTCCATTAACCTACCCACTTTCTAGGAAATGCTTTATAGGTTAAATTTCCTTGACTAAACAGTTGTGTTGGAGCACTGAGTTTAGCAGGAGTGCTTTTAACCTTTATGCCTGTAACAGTTTCCAAAGGAATATTTCTTGTACCAGATAATGTTGGCGATGAAAGGGGTCTGTTTCCATCTGTTTTATTCTCCCCAACTCCGTCTGTCATACAAGAAAATTCTGAAATATATCTTCCATCCATAAACCCGGTATGGGTAACGTGTTTTACTACCCAAAAGCCATCTGTTGCAGCTCCGGTTCCACTAATTTCTACTGTTCTATAGGGAGCAATACGGGGGTCGCCTTGGGCTTGGCCTTCAGCGTGATGAGAAAATCTTGCTAAATCTGCAAATGCGTTAGCCATAGCTTTAGCTTCCGAAGGGCTATCTACCACTCTTGATGGAATTATTTCTTGAAATAACGGAGCAGAAGACATATGCCTAATATTTTTTCCTACTTGATGAGGAGATGCCGTGTAGCTAAAAGCTTTTCCAGTAGTGCTATCTATTCCTGAAATTACTTTATCTTTATTGCTATTGGTACCACCTTCGTGTATGTCTCCAGATACGGGTTTAAATACATCTAAAGTTTGCCCTTCTAAATTGCTTCCTGAGTTGTAATGAACATCTTGAAAAGACAAAACTGGAATATTGGTCATAAAAGCATCAATCATTTTATCAATTGGATGAAAATGCAATTCAACACCATAGATATGAGCAACGTAACCAACCCTATGACCAAGTTCTTGTATTTTTTCCCACAAAGTGTGCCCAATTAAAGCTTGTTGAGAAAATCTAACGGGATGTGGAGTAATTACAGGTTTTAATTTTGTAATTTTTGCAATATCTGTAACTATTTCAGATGCAGTTTTGTTATTCCAAACTTTTGCTCCACCTTCTTTTAAATTAAATCCTGTGCCCAAACACGTCATAACAGTATCTCTTTGTTGGGTTGTTTGAGTTAGTGTTGTAACACTGTACATGTGCCCAACAAATTCACCTTTAGCTCTACCTGTTTGCCAAACAAAACTAACTAAGGCACCTGTTTTAAATGCTCTTTGAAAAAATGGATTAATAACAGGAAAAGTAAGCTCAAGAACATCATGTTGTCCTTGTGCTTGAATAAGCCTGAACTTTTTAGGTTGCACTTTAAATGATGGAAAATCAGGAAAAGTTACCCTATAGTCGGTACCGTACCTTAACTGTCTAGTGACTCTAGGCACTTGGAATCCTTAGCTGTGTTCCGGGAAGAATTTCAAACGGGTTTAAAATTTCTGGGTTAACATCCATAATGCGCCACCATAGTTCTGGGTCACCTAAAAACTTTGTAGCGATTGCCTCTATTCGGTCAATTTCGTTTACGGTGTAAAATAAGTAATCTACTGTGTATGAAGGCCAAACTCTATAAACAGCTTGTTCATGAGTTTGGGTATACTCGCGGTACACAACTGGCAAAACACCGTCAATATAACGACTATCAGAATAAATCATGTGTTTACCACCTTGTCATTTTGTTGCAGGGTCAGCATATTTGCTAATTTCACTGAAAGATTGTTCTGGGAATCTTCTACAAGTAAACGTTACTTGTGAAAAAATTGGAATCATTCTTGGATTAAAAATAATATGAGTAATTCTAATATCCGTTACTTGAACCCGGTAACGCATTGCATTTCCCAAGTGTAATTCTACCGGAAACTGCAAAATAAATCCCATGTCATTTGTTTTTAAACCACTTACATCTGAAGTATGGTCTAAAAATGCCCACCCGTTGATTGCTTTCATCAGCCATTCTATATCGTACATAGTTCCGCGTTCGTAGATTAATTTACGTTCAGAAATTGGTACATCATAAAAATACGGGAGATTAACAGGGCGTACTTCAATAGGGACGCTTGTTGGTATAACTTGTGCTTGAGCTGAGGTTATTGGTACAGCATAACTTCCGTCTGGATTTAAGTAATTTGCATCTTGTATACGGTTAAGTGGAATTGTAAAAGTAATTCCAGAAGCCATACTTCCGGGAGCAATTGGATGAATGGTGTCCAATCCTTGTAGTAAAGCTTGATTATTAGTAAAACTTGATTGACCCCAAGTCATTTCTATTGTTTGTGGATTATACAAAAATCTAAAACCATACATATTTGTTGGAACTACTTGTTTTTGAGTAGCTAAATAAGATTTAACACTCTTCATTGCTTCAGAAGATTTCCAAAGGTACCTATCCATTTGAAAAGCTCCTTTTGCAGCTTTTTGATTTCCGTAACTTGATACCCAAGCATTTTTAACATTTTCATAAGCTTGTAAATCTACGTGCCCAAATACACTGGTATCATCAAGACTTGGAAAATTAAACTCGGAATCTCTTACCATAGGGGCGTTGTATTGATAAGTACCTGTGTATGGAGCAACTTTTTTCCAAGGAACAACTGGCGCACTGCCTGTATCCGTATTTGTAGGTTTTTTTGTTGTGGGTTTTTTTGTTGTAGGTTTAGAAGAATTATGCACTGAGTTATAGACATTCTGAGTAGCAACAGCAACTCCCGTTAACGCTATAATAGGAATAGCAAGTTCAGGAGCTAAAATAGTAGCTCCAACAGCAAGACCTGCCTCAATTGTAGTTGCGTGGTCTTGAACCCAACCCCAAACTCCAGGATGTTTTTTCTTAGCCATTATGATTTTCCAATCGCTAGAACTGAGTGGTCATTAGCTAAAATTTCTTTTACTTTTTTAGCAAATAATTGAGCTTCTCCATTGGAAGCTTCAGCAATGTGTAAATTAATAGTTACGTTGTTAGTTGTATCCCCATGAGAGACTTCAATAGGAAGTTTTAAATCTTGTAAAGTCATGCCACTACTAGAACTTGTACCAGAAATGGTTGCCCCTAATCCTGGAGTTCCACCACCTTTATGTCCTTTTGTTCCTTTTATACGCGTTCCCCAACTAGAGCGATTTACATCGTTTACTACTGTGTCTAATGAAGCATTGTTTTTTAAATCTTCAAGAATTTTTGTGTAGCCACGGGAGTCTGCACTTTTTCCAGTTAAGGTTGCATAGGTAGCATCAACACCTTGAGTTAAAGTAGTGTAAGACTTAACTCCTTCTTTATTAAAGTTAGTTGCTCCAGGCATTCCATAAGTGGTGTTAAGCGGATTATAAGCATTGTTCTTTGTTCCGCCCTCCCAATGCATCCATGTAGTAAGAGCGGTTACGTTTGACTCTGTTATAGAAATTCCAGCTTTTGTAAGCAAAGCTTTTGCAAACTCTTGGTCTCCTGCTGTTCCAGCATTTGGATTTACAGCTCTTTCTCCTAAAGAGGTTTGAGTTGCTGAAGTTCCTTTAACACTAGCTAACGAACTTAAGTTAATAGGGTCTCCAGCACCTTTTAATAAAGCTGGGTCAACCGGGTTGTTATTTCCATGCCAAACTTCGTAGTGAAGGCTTGGACCAGTTGCATTACCTGATTGACCAGATTTACCAATTTCTTGTCCAGCTCTAACTTGAGTTCCCATGCTAACTTCTTTACTGCTTAAGTGAGCATATATAGAGGCCCAACCATCTTTATGGTCAATCATTACAGCTTGACCATAGTCGGCACTTAAAATTTTTGCAGAAACAATGCCGTCTTTAGTTGCGTGAACCGGAGTTCCAGAAGGAACTGCCGTATCAATACCTTTGTGTTCATTTCCGGTTGAAGACCAAATACCTGAAGAGTCAGTTGCTCCATATTGTGCTGAAACTCCCCCAATTGCAACAGACGAAACTCCGGATAAAGTGGTGTTTGCAGTAGGCGTAGAAATTGGCGCACCAAATCCAGGAGTACCACCACCAATAGCTGCACCAAATCCAGGAGTACCACCACCTAAGACTTTTGCGCCAGCCATAATCATGTTGGAGAGTCCACCAACAACATTGCTGATTCCACTCATAAATGTTGAAGCTGCTGCTTTTACACCTTGACCAGCGTTAGTGGAAAGGCCGCCTTCAATAATGGCTTTGTATTTTGCCATGCTTTCAATAATTGGACCCATAGTGTCATTAAATGCTTTAACATACTTTGCTGCAGTTTCCAACCCAGATAGGGCATTAGCTTCAGAACCCTGAAGAATTCCAGTTTGAGATTGGTTCATAGCCATAATAGAGTTAGTTGGATTTGCATTGTTAGCACTATTGGTTAACGTATTAGGATTTTTACCTTTAGTCCAATCCATCATATTGCTAATCATTAAGTTTTGTGTATTAGGGTCTGTTATACCAAATCCCGCAAGTTGCCCTTGTAAAGATGTAGTTTGAATTGATGTGTTCAGTTGTTTAGTAGTTGGAGTTCCACCATATAGTTGTTGCATTAAGTTTTTAGAAATATCTGCCATGGATAATTGGTTGCCCTGAGCATCCAAAGTATTAATTCCTATATTAAATAAATTGTTTGCAATATCTTTACCGGACATTGAGGTTATAGAGTTTGCTGCAGCTGCATTGTCCATACCGTAATTTTTTGCTGCTAAAGCCGTTTGCATAGCTGCGCTGGTGTACTGCTGTGAACCAGGCATAAATCCAGAGTTAGCTAAAATATTTGAAACAATAGCTGGAGAACCAACGCTTGTCATGCCGCCGTTCATTGCGCTAAACGTTGCTTGCTCTAATGATGAACGAGAAATTCCATTACCACGATTAGCTGCTTGAAAATACGAAGTGGCAGAGTCAATAATTTGAGCGGTAGGCATTGCAGCTGCGTAAGCTCCTGCAACAGGTGCTAAAGCCATTTGAGCTACACCAATACCAAGCTGCATTGCTCCAGCACCTTGACCCAGTTTGGATGGGTCTATTGCGCCAACAGAGGCAAGTGCATTAGTAAGTTTGTTTCCGCCACCGTTGTTCATAGTGGTTGGTGCAGGAGCAATTGGGGTAGATGTGCCTCCTAATGTTGTGGAGGTAGAAGATGTGGCATTAGTAGACCCCATGCTTGAAACGCCCGGAGTTACGGGCATAGAAGCCAAAGAACCTTGCATCATGTTGGTACTTGTAGAGCCTAAGTGACGGTCTCCACCTTGGGACATGAGCCCACTTTGTACAGCTCCAAGAGAAGAAGAAGCAGTTGTGCCGACAGTAGATACTGCAGCGTTGAGAGTGTTTACTTTTTGGGTTAACTCTTCAACAGCTTTTGACATCTCTTGGATGTTAGTTACTACACTCACTTCTTCTCCTTTCAGAGTTTAATACGGCTTGCTTCCATCCAGTTCTTGCGTTCTCTACGTGACATAGCTTGTATGTCACTAATAGGCCACCCCGGGTATGTATCAGCTAACATTTTCCATTCAGCCATTAGCTCGGGGTAGCTAAGTCTGTTAAAAGCGAAAGAATGACCCTAAGCTAATAGGGACAAGTACCTCACTTTCGCAATCAGGACAAGTTACCTTGATGGGCTCAAACTGTGGTCCTGGAATGCGGTTATTGATTTCGTCAATAATAGTTTTACGGTCTGCTAACCCAATATTTTGAGCTTGAAATTTGCTCAATACTGGAGAGCCATTAATCTGTATAACTGTTTTTTCAAGAAGAATACTATTTAACTCAGCAGCTGTTTTATCGCTGTTAAGCATAAGTTCTTTTTGAGTACTGCCTGTTGGTAACTGCACTAAAAACTCACTTTTTCTTCCTTCTACAGTAAACACTCGGTCATGTAAAGGGTCAGCTAGTGTGCGAACTTTAATGTCGTTATCAATATCAATGTTTACTACCTTTGCTTCTTTACAAGAAGAACAGTAAGCAGCTACCTCTGGTTCAGCACCAAATGTAACTTTAAAAATAGCAAGAAGTAACCAATCTCGGTCACCAGAAAGAAGTTCATTAAGAATTTCTTCCGTAGCTTTTTTACTTCCAATACTTACTGTTCCACGTTGCAAAATAGTAATAAAGGCTTTTCCAATGTTACCTGAACGAGAAATTGCTTCTTCATCTCTGCCGTTAAGTTCACGAACTTCAGCATCTGTGACTACCTCCCCAGTGGCTGTTATATAACCACCGGGGAGAGTCACTGAAGTATCCGAAGGAGCTTCAATCTCTATTTCAATTTGCTCTGACTTTTCAGCCAAAGCTTCTTTAATTTTGTTATTTGCCAATGCGGGATTACTCGCTGCACTTATTGTGTTCGTCATATTATTCCTTTGTTAGATGTTAACTATTAGACAGGTACTATTACACCAATTTGAGGGGCGCTATTAGTAACTGTCTTATTGTTTGTCACTGTTGCTGAACCCCACTCTAGGTCAAAACCTTCATGTACTAGTGTCATTTGCTCTACGTAGAGAGCGTTATCTCCAGCGTTGAGGTCAGAGTATGCAACAGTTGTAGGCCATGCGTTATATACCTTAAAACGCATTGCTACTGAATCAGTTCCTGTAGCACCGTCAACAACGATGTCTGCACCCGCAGATGGAACTGGGTGGTTTAGAACTTGGATTTCAAGGTCGCAACGGAACGTGCCGCCAGAAGTAAGGCCACCAGTTTGTTCCACGGTTTGAAATAGTTGCTTCATCCATTTCCAATTTTGGTCTGAACCAAGAACTACACCACGCTGAAGCGTAAGTGGAGTAAATGATGTTTGTCCTGGAATTTGGTGAACAGTGGTGTTATACCCACCTTCACGGTAAGGAATAGCATCTGTTGTTACAGCCAATCCGGACACTGAAGTAAACCCAATACTTACAGAAGGCTTAGCCAATGGGCTGTTGGTTGTGTCATGCGGGCTAAACGTTACCAAAAACCGAAAGTTACGAATCGGGTCAGTGCTTAACGTTGAGCGATTATTTTTAATTGTTGCCATTAGTTATCTCCTTCGGCCTTAAACCAAAGTCTTTTGACTTAGGTCAATGACAATGAACTCTGCAGGATACTGTAGAGCCACGCCAACTTGGATGTGGACTTCGCCATTTGCGATAGTTGTTGGGTTGTTATTTTCCGCATCGCACTTGATGAAGAATGCCTGTGAAGCTGTTGCTCCACGTAGGCCGCCCTTATTTCTGTATTCGTTTAAGAAAAGATTGATAGTTGTGCGAACTTGCATCCACAATGTCTCATCATTGTTTTCAAAAACTGCAAACTGAGTAAGGTTAGTAAGTTGTTTTTCAAGATAGTTTAAAGAACGACGCATGTTTACATACTTGTTTGCTGTACCATCTTGAAGAAGTGTGCGAGCACCCATTACTGAAAGTCCTGCACCAGGAATCTGACGAATTGGGTTTACAGGAGTAGTGCTTGAGTTCATGTCATCTAAGTTTTTAGAAGTAAATGATTTTTCAACAGCTACAACTCCGGTAACTGCAACTCCAATACCTGCTGGAGCTTTAAATACTCCACGGTTACCATCTGTCTTAATGAACAAACCAGCAACAGCTCCAGAAGGACCAATAAGGCGAAGAGAACTTGAACTACGACCAATTGGGTCTGCAATATATAGCCATGGGTAATAGTTTGCAGAATAAGAGCTTGTACCAACAGAAGAACCGTATGCAATTGCATCCGCTACTGTTGTGTCTTTTGCAGGTTGGATAATTACAAATGACTTGTTAGCTTCTGCCCAAGATACAGCACTTGTGTAAATAGTTGCTGAATCTGCAAGTGCGCTTGCTGCAGGAATGAACATTACAAGTGGACGGTCCAAAGTTGAAAAATCTTCAAACACTGGAATGTCTGTACCTTTGTAGTTTGTGTATGAGCCAGCATCAATTGCACCCCCATTAGTTCCACCAGTTAGTGGGTAATAATTGGTAGTAACAATTGCTCCTGCTGCACTATTGCTAATGCTAATGTTTGGAGAAACTGTATTAATTACAGTTTCAGCAAAGCTACTTGAAGCGCCATCACTAAAGACAATGTTCTCATAACGCTCAAGAAGAATGTCGTCTGTGCTATTCGTTGGTGCAGAAGGTACAGAGAAACTATCTGTAAGCCCTGAATCCTTATAAAGGAAAAGACTGTATGTTCCGCTTACTTGTCCTGCAGTTAGCTTTACATAAAGCTTGTTTCCATCTACGCCAGCATTTTTGGAAGTTACAGTTGCAACTGTTGCGCTTCCAGAGGTTAACAAGTTAACGTGAGAAGCAGCTGAGTCTGTAGGAAGAACACGCTTAACATAGAGTTCCTTACCTCCATTATTAAAGAATGCACCAACTTCAAATGTTGCTGGGTAATTAGCGTTGTATCCACCAAAGTATGAAGTGAATTCATACCATGATTGAATACGGGTTACTTTTTCTGGGCCTTGCGCAAATGGCGCAACAACAGCTCCAGCTGCATCTGCAGTGACTCCGCCTTGGAGTACTGGTGGAAGCAAACGTTCGGTGATGTAAACACCTGGACGGGCATATGCCATGATTTCTCCTAACTAGGTTGTTTGGTAGTGGGGCCTTATTGTTGCGGTATGGTGAACGATTTAATTGCGTTAAAAGGTTTAACTGTCTGCCCTGGAGCAGGAGTTCCTTCAACGCCTTGGACCGATACTTGTGACACCTTGTAATATTTAGTGTACGTACTGTGTGTCATCTCCGAAGAGACTCTTATGGTAAAAGCATTTACAAATAAACGCTTTCCTTGCTCTGTTACATCTCTTTTAGAGATGTCTAGAACATCTAAACGGCGAACTGTTCCTTGAGAGTTGTTATCATCTACAGAAAGAGTGCCAAAACGCAAAGGAAGTCTTGCGTACATAACTTGCGCCAATAGTTCACGGTCATGGCGTGGTTGACGAGAATAAATAGTTATTTGGTAGTCAATGTTTACCGGAACTGGCATATGAATATTCCAGTTGTTTGTAAGTGGATTAAAAGGAACTGATTCAGTGATTTCTACTGGGTCTGGTAAATACATCGGCTTTATTAACCCACGCATTGACCGTTCAAAATCTTCCGAAACATCAATCATGTCAATTGTAATATATGGGTATGTTTGTGCAGCAATTTCTTGGTCAGGCTGCCCAAACCAAACGTTTACTGTGCGGTTAGCGCTAGGGTCTTTTTGGTCTGTAACAGTCATACCTTTAAGAAGGTCACGAAGTGCTTTATCTTCTGATAATAAAAAGGTCATAGTTCACCTAAATGCTTTGAAATACGTCCTACTAGAAACTTTTGAGCTTCATGGGTACGGTTACTGTATCTACGAATGGCTGCTGTTGGTTCTTGTCCTGGAGTTCCATATTCGTAATTTTTTGCTTCATCAACATGGGCATCGTGAACATGGGCTTCAAACCCATTTTTGCCATACTTAATTCCTGTGTTATTTGTAATGTGTTCAGGCCATCCACTAGCGTGGGTTTCATTCCGTAGCTGTGCAGTCATAAAGCGTGACGCATCTTTAGAGGCTCTGTGTAGTGCGCTGTGAAAGGCTTCAATTTCTTTCATGGTTAAGCCACCATCTGGGTAGGCAAAGACAGCATGAATAAAACCCCTTTATCAAGCGCAAGCAGTTGGGACTGCACAGGTACCGCACGGTATCCCGATAACGTAATGATAAATGAAAAAGCCACCCGTAGGTGGCTTAGTCATTACTTCTTTTTCTTTTTGCCTTTAATCTTATTGGCTAACTCTTTGTCCATTACCTTGTCTTTAGCCTTAGATGGCTTCTTCTTGTCCATCTTCTTATCTTCAGTTTTAAACTTCTTTTTTTGAGCTGGAGTCATTCCAGCCATTACCTTCTCATCTTGCTCTTTATCTGACATTGCCATTACTTCTTCTTCTTTCTTAGCATTGCAAAATCAGCTCCATCTAACTTGCCATTTTTGTTCATGTCAAGCTTACTTTGCTTTCCTGCCATTTTCTTAGCAGGTGCTTTCTTAGCTGTCTTTTTAGCGGGTTTCTTGCCGCAACCACATGTAGCACACATTTATTTGCTTCTTTCTTTTTCTTAGAGAGGTTGAATCATAGTTTTGTTAGCTCTTGATGCATTTGGAAGTGGTGTAGGGCTTGCAGGAGTGGTGCTGTTGTAAGGCATATTTTGAACCTTACCCATCATTGATGGTTGTGAAGGACTTACCATTGCCCGTTGCGGGGTAGCACGGTTTGGAACAGTAGGAGCACTGCTTGAAGATGCTGCTTTAGCACCAGGAAGGTTAACTTTACCGCCAGAAAAAATCATATTACCGTTTTTGTATTTAGGGTTAGAAGCAAACTCTGGGTTTGCTTTACGAACAGCATCAAGAGTTGTTCCATGAGAGGCAGCAATAGAGCTTAAATTATCTCCACGCTTTATTGTGTATGCACTTCCTGCACTAGTTGCTCCCGGCTTAGCTTCGGCAATAGAGGGAGCTGCAGCACCTGCGTTTGGAGTTGAAGCGCCACGGTGATGGAAGAGACCAGCGATACCACCAGCGACTGCGCCAGCAGCAGCACCAACAGGACCACCAAGTGCGCCCCACTTTGCGCCTGTTCCCATTCCGTGCAATACGTTATGTCCAGCAGCAGAAGATGCAGCGCCACGAACAGCGCCTGCTTCTCCACCAACAATTGCGCCCAAAGGACCAAAATGTTTAAAACCAGCAGCGGCACCAGAAGCAGCGTGTGACAATGCACCACCTGCAACGTTACCAACATTGCTTGCGCCAGTTGCAGCATTACGTGCTACAACAGGTCCTGCTTTAGAGCCAAGGTAAGCACCTGCAGCTGCACCAGGAAGACCTCCGCTAAGACCTGCAGCACCGCCAACAATAGCGCCGCCGACCTTACCAAATTGAGTAGGATTAAGATTCATAGTTACTTCTTCTTTCTAGCAGTTTTACAGGTAGCGCAAGTGCACGTACACCCTTTGGCTGGTTTACCAATTTTACAGTTACATCCACACTTAGCACACATTAATTGCTCACTTTCTTTTTAGTTTGTTTTTTGGGTTTTGCTACGCCCTTTTCCGGAACGCAATTTGGTACCTTTTTTCCGTTTTTCATTTTCATTCCTACTTGGACATACCCATCCCAACAAGGATTATTTTTTGTCGCCATCAGCAATCCCAAGCTCTCAAAGACTTATTAATACGGCTATTAGGGTCATTAGCTGTTTTAGACGAGGTGTTTACTTTTTTCATGCCTTCCATGCGGGCGCAAAAAGACTTACGACGAGCAGCTGACTTTTTAGATTTAGCGGCTTGTTCTTTTTTTACAGGAGGCTTAAGGTCAGAACCCGGATGAGATTTTTCATACGACTTGCGTCCTTTTTCGTTCAATCCGCCTTTAGCATTTTTGCCTTCTTTACGGCTCCATGCTTCAGTCTTTGCTTTAGCCATTTTGTTTATGCCATTTTCTAGTCGCTTTAACTCCTTGAGCAATTGTCTTTGAGCCAGCCTTTTTTGTCAGGTTAATCTTGTCGTATTTACCAGTATTACCAGCGTGGTCAACAATAACCTCACCCTTTTTGTTTTTCTTAATAGTGTGTTTTTTACCTGCAACTTTAATTGATTTAGCCATTCTTTTTTACCTTTGGACTTTGAGGTTTATTTACTTTAGCGTGTTTTTCTTGCAACTTAGCAATGTCTACTTCATGTTTTTTCTTTAACGCTTCCATCTCAAGTTTTTGAGAAGCAGGTGCTTTATTTGCCATAGCTTTTAATCCTCCCCCATTTGGGAATGCCAACGGTGCTGGTTGTAATTTTGTGGTTATGTTACTCATCATCAAATTCTTCTAAATCATCTTCATCTAATGCGTGGTCATCAAAGTCTTCATCAAACAACGACTCGTCTAATAGGTCGTTGTCTATTTCAAATTCCTCAGCCATTGTGTTCCTTTCGTCAGTACTAACCCTGGATTTGCCCAGAGCTAAGAAGTGAGTCAAAGGTTACAGTAGTTGGCGAACCGCCATCTATTGAATTACCAATTCCTCCAGGACTTATGCTGCCTTGAGGTGGGACCGGTGCATCCACAAATACTTGGAACTGTGGGTCATTAACAAGCTCTTCGGAGTTAACCTGGTTGCAGTCAATGGTGACAACCGCATAGTTGTTGGCATAACGACCACGAGGAAGCACTCGGGTAGGAACAAATGTTTCGCCCTGGAATACAATGCGGTCTTTAATGTGCACGTTAGGATTAGCCATTAAAGCAGGTAGAAGACGTTCAACATCTGCTACCGAAATTACTAACCTCAAAGTATCTGTGGTGTAAAAACCACGTTCATTCATAACGTTTGTACCTCGGAGCTGTTGAGCCATAATTACAGGGAGTTCAAATGGGTTTTTCCATTTACGTCCTTGACCAGGCACTTGAGAAGACACGTCATAAATGTCGTCAGTTACTTCAGCTGGGTGGTCTTCAAAGAACTGAGCATCCCATAAATACCAATTAACAGTTGTTCCAACAGGGTCGCGGAGCTCATCAACAATGCCCTCATTGATAGATAGGTGTTCAAAATCTACTTTGAATCTACCTTGGACTTTTGAACCTCGCATACGAGATATTGTCCCTTATTTTATACTTTTTTAAAGGGTAATGCTGAACCATATTGATACTGAATTTGGGGTATTCCATTATATCCAGGTGGAAGAGGGTCCACTGTTGGTTCTGGTTTATTAAACAATTCGGGATTTTTTTTAGCTGCTTCTCGTCGTGCGATGTATACGTTTAAACAATATTCTGCTGAAGAATCTCCCAATGCATAGTCTAGGTCTCTGTATGACCCATAACGAGATTGAAACTTAGAGTATATAAAGTCATGGTGATAACAGTGATAGTGGTACACCTCAGACCAAGGTTTTTCCCAATCAGACCCGGCATCAATGCTGTCAGTAACGACTACTTGTTCTTTGGGGTAAACAGAGGACAAAATGATTTCAGCCGCATACATAGAGCAGACCCCAGAGTTACCGCCTAGGGGACCGCGCCATAACTTAGCCGTCCCCCATTCCCCGTCTTCAGGAAGCTCGTAGTACATCTTTCGGCACAGCTCGTCTGAAAGCTTCATGACATCCATCATGGTTGATGTTTTTGCAATTATTGTGGAGTGCATATCTGCAATACGGCTATATTGAGGATAACCAAAATCAATTGCTGCTTGTTTTAAAGCCGTTATGCTTTCTTGGTTAACGCTGTAATGTCCTAAACCAACATAGATTTTTTCATCAAATGAGAAGTTGTTTAAGTTAGGTGTAAGTATTACATCCGTATCGGTTTTAATTACGTAGTCGTAGTCTGCAAAAAAATCTACTTTGTCGTAGGAAAAGACTAAAGACCGAGCAAATTTGTAATCTGTATAGTACTTATCCTTAGGAACCTCGTACTCAATAATTTGAACATTAGGATAGGTGTCTAGAAGGGGGACTGCTTCGGAATGAGCAAACAACACAAATGTAAACCGAGAATCTAATAACTGACCACTAAAGGTCATTAAGTTACATTCGTCTACAAATTTAGTTAAGTGATGGTTGTCTACATAAGCAGTTATTGCTATTTTCACTGGTCTCCACACTCAGTGATTTCTCCGGTAGAAAAATTCAACCCAGAAAAATCTTCAAATTCTTTGAGTGTGCGTTCTGTTCCCAAAAAACCTTCTCCAACCAAGTTTTCTTGAAACATTCTTTTTATAAGGTTTTTAGAAATAACATCCATGCTATCAAATTCATTCGGGTAATCTTTCCACACCATTGTTCGTTTATTACTTTTTGGTTTTTTGTGGTCAAAATAAAGGTGGTACATGAATTGTTCTTTTGGAATAAGAATGTCAAAACCGTGAGTGTAAGCTCTAGCTGCAATAAATATTTCTTCACCATAGAATGAAATATCTGTGTTTGGGGTTATAAATGGTCCCACTGTAAATACAGAACCTCCAGAAATAGATTTAGAAAATATATTTTTTTCTCTAGTTGTATAAGCAGTTTGAGATGGCAATAACGATTCTTTAAATTGGTCTGGTTTTTCAATAAATCTAATTTCACTAGTACTGTTTCCAGCATCGCAATTGAACAGCCCATCATTGTCATACCAATAGTTTCGTGGGTAATTGGTTATTAAAGGTTTAGCAAATCCGTGCAATTGATAATCATAAATTTGTTCAATAAGTTTTAAATCCCAATTTTCATCCATTTTACTGTGAGAGTCTATTTGCAAATAAAAATCTTCCCCATTATAAAATTGATGGGCTAAATAACGCCCCCAACCTAAACCTATGTTTTTAGGGGCCTTACTTGTAGCAACTTTTATATTTGGAAGGTCAGGTAACACAATGTCATTATTGTCTTTGTAACAAAGATGAACTCCAAAATTTAATTGATATTTACCTGAACTTTGTTCAATGCAATCTAAAATAGTTTCGGGTAGTTCATAATCGTGGTATGCCGCAAGTTGAATAAAAATGCTTTTCATATTACTCCCAAATTGCATGAGCACAAGTAGTGCACAATGTTTTATAGGAGTCAAGAACCATCTCTTTGTGGTCTATACTCATCCAAATATCTTTAATTGGCTTCTCATTAATATTGCCAAATACCGTTTCAAAGTCAAAGTCGTTACAACAAATAATTAACGCACCGTTGGCGTTTATGTGAATCCAACCATTTGGACGACCACCAACTTCAATACCGTTTCCACAACCAACTACTCGTTTCTTGTCTTGCTGAGTATATTTTTTGATGCCATCAATGTTGGTCATTACTCCCATTTTGTCCAAGTGACCAGCTCTGTCAATTAAACTTGGCATTTTGTAAGCGTTTATGCCAGGGAATCGTTCTAAGAAAAGGTTGTACTGTCTATCTAAATCTCCACCATCAACTCTTAAATCAATGTCAGGAGCATTTTCTAAAAGAGTTATCCAACCGTTTTTAGAAGCTAGAGACTCTTCTGTTACCCCATTGATTTGAATTGATAAGTTTTTTGACTCAAACATTGCAGGTAAAGAATCAATTGCATATTGAATATTTTCCATAAGTTTTGAAAACATTTTTGGGTTTTTACCTGTGTACTTAGCCCAAAGCTCTTCTTCTGCAGCTGGAATATTCAAGCATATTCCATAAACAACGTCTTGGTATTCTTTAATGATGTCTACTTTAGCTTTTGTAAGTGGGGTTCCATTTGTAAGTACAATAGTGCGTAACCCATGTTCTCTAAAGATTTGTAACATTTCTTCAAAGTATTTATACAAAAGCACTTCGTTATAGTGAGCAGTGTAAACAAAATCAAAAGTATCTGAAACAAAAGTTCCTTTTCCTTCCATAAGCTGTTCAATTACAGAGCGAAGGGTTTCAACGGGCATGTCAGCTCTACCAGCTTCAGGGTTACCGCCGTGAGACACAGGACAGAACCAACACCCAACATTGCAAAGACCGTTTGGGTCAATTTGCGCCATGCTTATTTTGTTAAAGAACTCCACAAGTTACCACTTATCCAAAGGACATTTTGCAGACTCAAGTTTAGTTTTAGCTTGCATAAAACAGCCACAACGTTTGCATTGAGTTGTTGGTTTAAAAAGCTCTGGACAAGCTTGGCAAATAGCCATTCTTGAATCCGCTAGTTCGTCGTTTGCTTTTTTTGTTGCCGGGTTTAAAAGGTCAAGAGGGGTTACCCCATTTTTTTCCTTGTATTGTTCCCACCTACTTTTAGCCATGGTTACCTTTCTAAGGCATCATTCCTGTTACATCGCGGTTTGTTATTACAAATTGTCCATCTATAAACTTAGCATTAGGAGACTCTACGTAGCGCCCAAAAGGATAGTCTTTTAAATTTAATACTTGAGGGTTACTAAGCAATATACTTCCAAAATACTCGGTTGTGTGTAGTTCTTCTAAAACATTTCCATCTTTTAAAAACCTAACAGTAATACCCTCATGATTAGGATACTGCTCTGTAATTTCTATAACTTCATCATGTGTTAAGAAAATATCAGCATGTTCTTTACTTAAAGGTAAGTCATATACACAATCCGTGTCAATAACCCAAACTAAAGGAATACCAGGATTTCCATCATATGCAAAAGTAATATCTTTATCAGTTAACATATTAACTCCGAATCTAGTGGTTGCATCTTAGCACCAACCGCTATTATCCCAGCCAGCTGTAATTGGATTACAACCAGCTCCGCTAGAACACGCTGCAGCACAAACTGATGTACTAGAACAACCTTGAGCTACGTCAAACGATGTACATCTGTTTCCAGCAGCACCTGGGGGCACTGTAGTAGTCGTAGCTGCAGTAGTTGTAGTCGTAGCTGCAGCTGTTGTAGTAGTAGGTGCTGCAGTAGTAGTGGCTGCAGTAGTAGTGGTTGGTGCTGCAGTAGTAGTGGCTGCAGTAGTTGCTGCGCAAGAAACTGTAGATTTAGCAAAAGAGCCAGTTCCAGCAGCTGAACGATTTCCAGTTTGACCAGCTCCGCTATAAAGCACTACAGAAGCAGAGCCTGCTGAGCCACACGTTAGCCCTGTCCAAGTGTAAGAGCCTGGGCTTCCATCTGCGTAAACATCTTGTCCAGCAATAGCTCCAGAAGTGGAGTAAATCTTGTATGAGGCATAACCTGAATTGCTTGTCCAAGAAACGGTAATGGAAGTTTGTGTAGAAGTAGTTGTTAAAGAATCAATAGTTGGGGTATATGGTGCTGCTGTAGTAGTTGTAGGAGCAGCAGTAGTTGTGGTAGTAGTAGTAGTAGTAGTCGGTGCAACAGTAGTTGTAGTAGTTGTAGTTGTAGTTGGAGCTGGAGTAGTTGAAGCAGCAGTAGTGGTCGTCGTAGTTGTAGTAGGAGCTGCAGTAGTTGTAGTTGTAGTAGGAGCTGCAGTAGTTGTAGTTGTAGTAGGAGCTGCAGTAGTTGTAGTT